AGGGCTTTTCTCTGACCAATAATAAAACCCTCGTTTAGCTCGTTTCTTGTGCGTGAATTGCAAATGGTCGAGATCACAGATTCGCTCGTCAAATGATCTGGCTTTGAACCCGCTTGGAGGCTTTCTCATGCTGACACCTTGTCATAAATAGCCCATTGAGCCGTGTCGTAACCTTCTAAGTCAGGGATTGCGTTAGAGATGATCGCCTCGATAAACTTAGAAGCCAGAGAGTTCTCAAATTCTGGATGTTCGCAAGACTGATAACGCAAGCACTGAGCCGCCTTAATCGCTTGAATAGCCGTGAGAATCGGTGCGCCTCGGTCGTAATCTATCTGCGTGGTTTCGCTTTCTCCGTAGCGATAGTTGACGCTTTTCACGTTCTCTTCAAAGAGAATCTGCGCCACGGCTTGTTCATTGCCGAAAGCGTTTAAACGCATTACTGTTGCGCCATAAGAAACACCCACCTTGTGCCTTGAGGCATAGCGAACCAAAGCGTTGATGTGGGAGTCGGAAACAATAAAAGCTGACATGATTAACACCTATTAAATGATGCGACATTGCACCGAATAGACCCAACCAGTGAGCCTATCCGTTGAAATTTCTTCAATGGAGTATTAACCGAATTCTAGAAGCCTCTTTAAAGCCAATGGGGTAGACCTACCCTTAGAGGTTCGCTCAAGTTGTGGCTTTCCCTCAAAATCTGCCCTTTCTAATAAGAATCGGAGAATCGGAGAATGTTGGTCTGCCAGAGCATCAGCCGATAAACACGCTGAGATTTTTATTTCTCCCACAATCAGCGACAGCATGAGGGTTTTGGACATTCTGGCGCATGAGCTTGTCCATGCTTGTCACCCTAATGATGGACATGGGAAGCTGTTTAAACGCACTGCTACCGCAATTGGCTTAGAGGGCAAAATGACTTCAACAGTAGCAGGTGAGAAATTCAAGGCATGGGCTAACCCAGTGCTTGAGAGGCTTGGCACTTATCCTCATGCTGATCTGATCCCTTCAAACGCTCAGAAAAAGCAATCTACCCGAATGCTGAAATGTGTTTGCCGTGATTGTGGTTATACAGTCAGGGTTGCGGGTAAGTGGCTCAATGACATGGGTGCGCCTCACTGTCCTGACCACGGAGAAATGTCTATTTCTTGAACAACTCAGAGGGAAGCTCGAAAGGGCTTTTCTGTGCGCTGTTGCACTATATCGAAAGGCTTAAATTATGTCAGCAATCACTAACCCAGACCACATCGAACAAATGCGCCTCTTGACCTTGCGTCAAGCTCTCAAGCTCGAAATGATGGGCATGAAAAAGAGAGGAAAGAGCGCTTATGCAATATTGAATCAAGAGGGCTTCAAAGGCACTAAGCAAGAGGTTTTTGATCAACTGTCAGAGCTTCGCACCCAGTGGCTAGGTGAGAGCGTTTAAACAGTTTCTCTTGAGCCACTGTGACAGAGTGGCTTGGGATGCACTGTTGCATTATTTGAAAGGCGTTAAAAATGAAATACTCTCCACAACAAATGAACACAATCGTTCGCTCTATGACTTCTGGCATTCATGGGTCATTTGCGGCTCGAATTGGTGATGCTTATATGGTTGCCGACACTGGAAATATGCAAACACTTACAAAAGCGTTTTCAGGGCTTTTTGATCGTGTCGCACGATATAACGATATTGAGCCAGAATTTGACGAAGCAAAGCATGAGGCATTTATTGAGCGACTCATTGATCGAGTAGACAAAAAGCTGATGCAAGGCCATATCTCCCAAGCTGAGTACGAGGTAATGATGTCAACGCTTTTAAAAGATGCAACAGTATGACAAACTATTCTTGGAAATATTTAGTCTGCTCAATGGCTATCACTGACCTTGCCGACCTAGAGATGAATGGATCAATCCCTAATGATTGGAAATTTACATTCAAAAAAGGCTCAACTCTTTACGATGAGGTGGGGTCTGCATGGCGAGAGAGATCAGAAAACACAGTGTATTTGTGCCATAAAAATGCGCCCGAATCCAAACAGAGATGGGTTCACCCAGATACGATGATTGACGTTTACAAGGTGTCTCCATGAAAAACATAATTTACGACCTCTTAACTGCTATCGGGTTGGGGCTTGTCTTGTGTTGGGGTTTGATGGCGTATTTCGACATCTTGGTAAAGTGAAATTTCAACGGGTAGGCTCACGGGTTGGGTCTATTCGGTGCAATGTCGCATCATTTAATAGGTGTTCAAAATGTCAGCTTTTATTGTTTCCGACTCCCACATCAACGCTCTGGTTCGCTATGCCTCAAGGCATAAGGTGGGCGTTTCCTATGGCGCAACAGTAATGCGTTTAAACGCTTTCGGCAATGAGCAAGCGGTGGCTCAGATACTTTTTGAGGAGAACGTGAAAAGCGTTAATTATCGCTACGGAGAGAGCGAAACCACGCAGATTGATTACGACCGAGGCGCACCCATTCTTACGGCTATTCAAGCGATTAAAGCGGCTCAGTGCTTGCGTTATCAATCATGCGAACATCCAGACTTTGAGGACTCTCTGGCTTCTAAGTTTATCGAGGCAATCATCGCCAACGCAATCCCTGACTTAGAAGGTTACGACACGGCTCAATGGGCTATTTATGACAAGGTGTCAGCATGATTTACTTTGCACTAAATCCAGACGGACTTTTATACAACTTGGGAGATCATGGAGATTGGGAGGCGGCAGAAGAAACCGCAAGCGATCTACGCCTCGATCCAATATGGACTTTAAACGAGGATGAAGCATTAAATTGGGCTGAGTTTATTCTTTTAGAAATCAAACAGAGCAAGCAAGCAATTAAAAAGGTGGAAGCATGAGAAACCCTCCGAGTGGCTTCAAGCCAAGATCATTTGACGAGCGAATCTGTGATCTCGACCATTTGCAATTCACGCACAAGAAACGAGCCAAACGAGGGTTTTATTATTGGTCAGAGAAAAGCCCTGACCAAATATTGCACGAGTTTCACTTGTCAGATTATGCAAAATGTAGAACGTTTAAACAACTTAGGGTTCAATCATGACTAAACAAGATATTCAAGAACTTGCAGAAAATGCTTTGCATGAGGCTTGCCGACACATTCAAGACGCTTTAGGCGTGAAAACTGGAGACACTGCGGGTATGTTTTTCTGCGGTCAACAAGAGGACGAAATACACCAAATTTTTTGTCGATATATTGAAACTGAGTTAATGTTTAAAACAGAATGAATTGGAAAACAAAATGACACAATTACAAGCACTCACAAAATGCCTAGTTTTGGCTATAACTGCACCAGATGACCACAAAGCTCAACGAGCAAGCGAATTAGCGGAAGAAATAGCTAGAGGCTTATCAGTTGACCAAGTAGAAGATTGCAAGGCGCAAGCTCTTGAATTGGTGGAGGCATTATGACTTTTAGAACCTTCCTCATTGAGTTTTATCCATACCCTGATTGTGTTCACGCTGAATATGACGAAACAAGCGCAGAATCTTTAGAGGATGCGGTGGCTGAACTCAAGAAATATCACCCAGACGCAGAGATTTTGAACACCTACATACACACAGCGTGTTTAAACGATCTATGATTTATGCTTGCATCGCCTTAATTCTGCGAATACTTGGCGGGAAACGCTAAACCCTCAGACCCTCTCAGGAGGGTTTTTTCTTGTCTGGCGTAGGTTGGGATGGGCAAGCCCTAAAAAGAGCCTAGAAAGGGCTTTTAGAGCCTTTGGTGGGCATTTCCTCGCACAATCTGCGGATCGTTTCGTTCAATGCGTCTATTTCATCCATTTTATTGATAGCCCATGCACGTTTTTGCCCATGCCATCCAAGCATAGGGTTTCGGTGGCAATCGACACACAAAGCGATGCAAGTGTATTGAAGCCCTTGTTTGAAGTGATGCGCTTCTGAGGGTGGTGATGCTTCACAGACTGAACACGGCAAAGACTTGACCCTCGCAAGGTGTAGCCTCTCCTTTGCGTTCAACTTGTTGTTCAAGTGGTGGCCTTCATTTCCATGCGGGCAGAGTATTGCTCTGTTCGCCACACCTCAATTCTTGCTTGTGCCGCAGTCATAAGCCAACGAAAACGCTCTTCCTTCTCTACGGCTTCCCTGATGCCTTCGAGGATTTCGATGTATTCAGGGTGGGCATAAGCAAAGGTTTCCTGTTTTCCAAGAACCTCTGTTCCCGCTTGACTCGCCAGTTGAGCCTTACGTGATTTGCGAAACTCCTCTAAAAACATCCTGTCGGCCTTCGCTTTTGCATACAAAGGCGCAGTGTCAATCAGGAATTGAATAGCCTTGGTGGGTTCGTTCATACATCCTCGGTTTTATAGTTCAGTTTATGGTGCTGAAACCGCATTGCCGCCTCGCACTCCATCTCTTTAAACTGTTCGTCAGAAAATAGCCCAATGACGTTTTTGCCCTCAAACCAAACCTCTTTTATGGACTCGTTGTAAGTTCCATCCTCGTCTGATGAATACTCATAAACTACTGTTACGATTTCGCTACCCGCACCTATGGTGGTGTCAAATTCCCAAGTTGATTCCATGATGTGACTCCTGTTGAAAATTAAATGTTATTCCTATTTTGGAATGTTTTGAATAGGTGTTTACCCTATGGTAGATACTCTTTTACGCAAATATCCACACCCGACAAGGTTGAGTAAACTCTGGTGATATGGTGGTTGATGATCTGGCAGTCATCCATGTAAACAACCCCATTCATTGCGTCTTCTACGCTCTTTAGGACATTACTAGAATCGGGTTTCTTCATTGGTTGCTCTGAGCCGTTTAAACAATCTTGCACCTTTTTCTTTGAAAATGATTTAGGGATTGGGACTCGTATGTAAAGATAAAGGCTTACAGGTGTTTCAAGTGGTTCGGAACTTCCCATTGCCTCGATTGCGGCATCCTTGAGTAAAGCCTCGTAGTTTCTTGTTTTGTCAGGGGTGTAAGTTTGGACAAAGTTTCCTCGCCTAGCGTATCTTGCTCTTTGTTTGCCAACAGGGTCAGCATCCAACTTAAAAGTCACCATGAAAGTCATAGAAGTGTCCCATCTTTGATTCGGTTCATATATTCCCTTATGCGGTCTCTTGCGCCAGTGCCATAGATTCTTTCGGCTCTCTCCAATCTGGCACGAATGAGATCACGATTTTTACTTCCTTCCCAATTCCGATAGAGTTCCCTTGCCTCGGCTTGCTCAAGGATTACTCTATCGCTTGGGCCTTGAATGTTACGTCTGCTCCAAATCACCAGTAAGCTCCAGTGCCGTGTTTATCAGGTGTAATGGATAAGGAACACCCTCTTTCACTTTGTCTAGCAATCTCATAGCTTCAAAATAGTTCATACAAATAAAAGTTGTTGGGTTTTTACAGTTGTTCCAGAGTCGTATCTCTGTGAGTCGCCTTTGGGATACGGCATAACTTCGTATTTTAGTTTTGACCGCATGACTTTCTTGTCAGTCTTTGACCCGTGAAAGATGATGTAGCGGTGTTTCCTAGATCGTTCGACATAGTAAAAGTCATCGCCATGAAGCTCTTTTATCTCTGCCAAAGTCAGGCCATCACCAATAGTTTTGGCGTGTTTATGCTCTTGTCCTTTGATTGTCCAATCAATTCTGTTTGCTGATAAACCCGTGTAAAGAAAATTGGTGGCTTGGTAAACGTAACCCACATGACCTTTGCTTGTGTCGGCAAACGAAACCACAATCATTGGTTTAGGCAATAACTTGATTGAGTTCGCAACAAGGAATGATGCTTCGTTTTTGTGGTTGTCCAACAAACAGACTCGGTTTAGCTCTAAAACTTTGTCTGAGTATTCTTTGCCACAGATTCCCATGCAAAGTGGTGGTGATGCGGGAATCCCATAGGTCACTACGCCAACCAGAATGTCATCTTTGTAAAGCCCAAACGCAAACATTATCTGTGGCATCCGCTTGGCATAGTGTTTTTCAAGCAACCAAGGCTCAACTTCAAAGTTGTTTATTGGCAACACTTTCATGCGCTTTTCCTCAACTGAGCCATCTTTGCTAAAACTTCTAGCGGAATAGGTGCGGCTTTAAGGTCATCAGCTTTAATCTTTTCCAAAGCGGCATCAGGCTCATTCTTTGATGGAACTGTGAGCCTCACAATGTCTGCGGGGTTTGGTTTGACAACCCAATCTGCTTTAAATGCTTGCCAACCACGAACTACACATTCTTCCAATGCTTTCTCAAGTGTCCAACCAATCTTTTGCGCTTCGCTTGAAATTGCATCAATGGCTCTCTGGGTTATCGGTGCTCTTTTGGCTTTCCTCAATGTTTTGAATTCTTGCCAAACAGAATTAGAAACACCTTCAGGTGGTGCAACGCTAGTTGCTTTCTCTTTAATTGGTTTATGGTTAGTGGTTAGTGGTTCTTGGTTAGGGTTATTTTGGCTTTCATCTGGCAACCCAGAAATAACCGACTGGGTTTTCTTTGGCCTACCGCCTAGCTTCCCATTGTTCTTGTTTTTCTCAACTTGCTCTTGATAATCTTTAATTTCAACTTCGATGCGTTTGTGCTTGTATCCTGTTTTGCCCAAAACAAAGAAATCTGACAAAACATTTTGAAGAAATTTAACCTCGTCAGAACCCAGACGTAACCGCCTGATAACCACTTGGGTTTCCTCTGGAATGGGTTGTTCATCAAGGTAATACCAGTCAATCAACTGGCGATAGATGCCATGTTCTATTGTAGAAAGATGACCAGTGTCTTTCCGATAGTCGGCAATATTGAACTTGTAGTAGTGCATAGTAGTCTCATGTTCCAATTCTCCCAAAAAGAAACTGCGGCAGGAGGGGAGACTTCTCTTTTCGTATCGGGTAATTAGTCCGAACTAGCCGTGTTTCAAAACATTGTATCAAATAAATTGATTGTTGGTAATTTCATTTGTTGGTTTTTTGCCAAACAAACGAATAGCTTGGTTGTTCATAGAAGCATACTCAGCCTTAGTGAAGATGCCTTTAGCGTTTCTAATGTCAAACGGGTTTAGCAGATCACGAGGCTCTTCTACTGGTTTAACGTCAATCATGTGGGGTTCTAGGGTGTACCGACAAACCCATGACCTACCCAGCTTTATCTTTTCAACAGTGATTCTTTTCTTATGGTGCAGATGTTTGCAAGCAGCCACGATATGTAGTCTAGGGATGCCAGTTAGGTCTTCTATTTGGTATGAAGTTAGCGATCCATTCTGCAATGCTTGAATAACTGATTGTTGGGTCATTTGTATAGGTTCTCCAGGTTAATTGTTCGGTTGAGGTGTAGTTCTAGCGTTCTGGCAAGCAAAGCTGTTACAGCCGCATCAAAGTCCTCTGGTTCGGTTGTATAAGCATCTGCCATTGTTTGAGAGTACCCAAGCAAGGCTTCAGCGCATCTTTTTTCAA